ACTGATCCAACAACGACGGGCACGAATGCAGGTCCTGATTGAGCGGTACCAACGATACCTGCTGATGGACCTGCTGGAGGTGTTGAAGTCACACCTGTCAGACCAACTTCGCCGGAGTATACACCTGGGATCATTTCACTAAACCTCTCTTATTCTTAACTATCAATTACACGAAGCTTGCGCCATTATCTGTCACAATGAAGTCGACGGAGATGAACTCCACGGCTCTTGTTGGGATGATGATGATGCGGCCATTTAGACGATTTGCGATTACATCTGCTTGAGTATTGTTTGATTCATCAACTACAACTCGGAATCCCTCAATTCCCTGCTGTGCCTGGACGAGTGCAAGCGCAGGATTAACCTGTGCGACAAAGGCAGCGCGTGTTGATGCATTATTCTGCTCAAAAAGGAATGTGCTTGCAATATTGCTGACGACTCTCTTGACTTCATTAACAAGTCTTCTCACGTTCACACGATCGAGAGCAGACTTACCGACCTGGAGAGTCTTCTGACCAAAGATAACGTAGCCTGTACCTGGGAATGATGTGATGGGGTTGATACGATTGTCGTATAGGAAATCACGATCATTAGAGTTGAGTCTAACAGCAGTCGATGTCACAAAGTTGAGGGCACCACGATTGAATCCAGCAGGTGCATACCAGGGATGTGAGACAGAGTCGCTGTAACCTATTGCTGCAAGAGCTGCAACTGATGCAGGTGCTTTCACTCTTCTCGATGTTCCACCCTGATCCTGCATCGTAATGTCTGGGAAATAGACTGCAACAAAGTTGTTATTTAACTTCCTTGATGTAAACTTATTACCTGTCTGCTGGACATCTGGGTGGTCCGTTGCGTCACCAAACAGACGTTTTCCGCTGTAGTCATATCCTGGAATATCCATGAGGTAGACAGCGAAACCATAGTTTTGGACTAGTGACGAGATGTAGTTTGTCACTGCAGAGTCACGTGCACCTGGTGCTGCAAGCACGCTGACATTAGAAGCATAACGATTTGTAAGAATCTCTGCAGCTGTTCTATAAGCTGTCACAATGCTATTTGATGTGCCGGCACCTGGTGTATAGCTTGAATTGAGACCAATATTGACAGATGCAACTGCTTTACCGCCTGTTTCAGATGACATCGATCTATCGTTCATCTTGCCCATATCAGGATCAAGTATGTTAAGACCATCATAACCACCTGTGAAGATGTTTGTGAACTTAGCATAATTTGTGAACTTATTGAAGTAGATAGACGATGTCACGGAGTAGAGTGATGCAAGTGTGAGTCTGCTTCCTTCTCCTGTTGGAACAACTGTGTAATTTGTAGGATCTGGTACACCATTGCGGATGTAAGCCGTCTCAAGCATGTGCTGCTCTGCAGTTCCTGTTAGATCTGTAAGAGCATTAACAAGTGAGCGACCTGAGAGTGAGTTGTTAAGCGCGACACGTGCAAGTGTGAACTTATTGTTCTCAAATGCATCAGCTGCTGATCCTGTCACAAGAACATCAAGCTTTTGAATGCCCAAGAGCTTACTGTAAGATGCGAGCAGTGGGTTGAAAGTTGAGCTGTCGTTGGCACGAAGAATTGCACTTGAAACGCTTCCTGTGAGTGGAACTGTCTCCGACTTGATACCCCAGTAGTAAGATGCATCTGTAATCTCAAGACTTCCAGGCTTACCAACAAATCCGCCTGCAGCATCAACTGCATTAGATGTTACTTTGAAACGGAATGGGACGGGTGGAAGAATTGAGCCAGTCTGAGCTGCGATTGCTGCTGAGCTGAATACACCGCCAAGGCGTCTTGTTGAGATTCCGCCAAATCCGGAAAGTAATGAAGCATTATCTGTAAGTGTGTCTGTTGTCTTTAGAACAGGAAGACCTCTAAATCCGAATGGTAGTGCACCTGCTGGCACCCTCTTTGCTTCGACATCTGGGTGCATAACAATTCTAACACGCTGTGATACGCTAGAACGTGTTCCATCAGTATAGGATTTACGCTCGCCCGATGTTAGTGCATCAAAGTTGAAGAATGACTTCTTGTCACCGATGCGTTTTGCAACGTAATTGTCGTCATCTGGATTAAGTGTGCAGTTAGGATACTGCTCAAGGATAACGGGATTCTTGTCGACATCGTAGAAGTCGCGTATCTGGACGGTAAATGTACCGTATGGATTTGCAGGATCAGATGACTTAGCAAGTGTGCTAATTGAAACCTTATACTTCTGTGATGTATTTGCACCATCATTCAGTGTCTCAAAGTAAAAGAGGTCGTACTCTTTTGAGCCATATGGCTGTGAGATGAAGTATGTTGTTTTTGCCGATGTGTACCGTGTGTCAAATCGGCCAAATGCATCTCTAAATGTCTGAGTGGGATCACCTGACATCGCCGATGTGTTGTCTGAGCCCGATAGAACTGCAACGGAGCCTACATCTGTTGATACACTTGCAACTTCTGCTTCGACTGGAAAATCTGCGTAGAGGTAGTGCTCCTCAACTTCGAAGCGTGATGGATCTGTATTGAGGATATTTGCAATGTAAGCAGGATCTGCTGGATCAAGTGAAGCTGTCAGAATCTTGATTGCTGTTTGACCATCGCCTGTTGAGAAGCCAGGCGACGAGCTCGAGATGACAAGCTTAAACTTTCTGTAGAGGTTGCTACTTGCAGTGCTATTAATAGTTGCATTATCGTCAGATGAGTTAACTATTGAGTATGGTTGATCATGATCGAGTACTTGAAGACGTGTGCCTGATGCGAGTAGCACCATGCCACGAACAAGACGAACAAAGCTGTCACCTGTGGCGACGTTGAAGCTGTTGTTATCTGTAAAGATGGGATATCCTACATCAGCTGATGCTGATACCCAGTGCTTTGCTGTGATGTATTGAACGGCACCCTTGTGACGATAATCAGCGTCAAAAGCAGGTGATGTTCCCTTAATGAAGAAGCCTGCATTTTTCACAGTTCCCTGTGCTGCAGTTGTTGAAAAATCTGCTGTTGTTGAGTTTGCACCACATCCTAAAACTCTAACGAATGTAAGTGCTGTTCCATTCTGGAGGTATTGGCTCGCTCCCTGTAGACCTACATCAGATGCACGTGGTGCACCAAAGATCTGCTGGAGCTGCGCAGCATTTCCAACAGTTACAGGAACGAACGCTGGGCCAATCTCTGACGTGCCAATCACACCGACTGGGACGCCTGTTACACCTGGTGCTGCGGGAGCAGTTAGATCAATCTCTTGCTCAAAGAACCCAGGTGACCTAAAAGTTGTCTCTGCCATCATTTCTCCGACTTCAAAGCCGAATATAACTATCCTGTCAAACTTCTAAATGCTCAGTCGAGAGTATCTATCTTTCGTATCCTCTGCGCAGTCATTATTGTCTCACCTGCTTTGGGTACTCTTGATGTCACTTTAAGATATTTAGGTTGTTGCTGGCCCGTAAAGGGATTAGTCACGTTCTCTATCACACGAAGTGTCTCTTCGCCTTTTCTTTCAACTTGTGTGCCATTTTTATCAAGAACTTCAACGTCAGTAAGAGAAAACTTATCTAAGTTATCTTTTGTCTTATTTCCTTGAACTTCATGCACAAGCTGCGCATTCTGCTCCCAGATTTCAAAATTAATCTGTGGTGCACTAATAAATCGCCTGAATGGCGAGGGCAGCCCGGGATGATCGGGTGCTATGATGTAACCTGGTACTTTAATATCAAATCCCATTTTAATGACACGTTCGTCGCTAGTGAAGTCTTCAAGATTGTCATTATTACTGAATGTGTTCTGCACAAATGCTGTAAATTTATAGCCTTTATCGGTCTCTAGTAGAAACTCAGGTGATGGGCCACTAAATTTCATCATCATTGTTTCGATCATTTGATTCATCTGCTGCATATACTGCGACCAGAATATGACATTGTATGTGATGCCGACGAATTTAGGATAAGGAACAGTTATGAACTCATAGATGTTATTGGTGAGATCATTGCTCAAGGGTGTATGATTAGAGCGATCTTTAAAGGAGAGTGGTGGTCCTTGACGACGAGACGCGACGGTACCTGGAATTGCTTGCGTTCCTGGAGTAGTTGCTGTATTAGCGATATGACTTCTTGTTGCAACGTCTTGTTGATTCTTTAGATCAAGATTGTTGACAAGTTTTTGATAATCTCTGTCGGTTGCATCGAGCCTTTTCTTAATATAGTAGTCACCTGTCTGTCTAATGCTAATAGCTGTACCAAAGACGTCAGCCTGCGTCTTATGGCCGATAGTTCCTCTTTTAATTGATATAAGGGGAAGAATGAGGACGTTATTTTTATCACGAAGTGGGTTGTCACGTCTTGTTAGTGCAAATCTTTCACCAGATGCAAAGATAACAGGAACACGTGTTGTCTGGCTGTTGACTTTTGTCTCAAACGCAATCTTCTTATCAAATAGAGTAAAAATTGCACGATCGATGTCCTCTATTCCAACAGGAGGAATAGAGAAATCATCAGGCACATTTGTTCCCTCGTAACCTGTTTTTATTTTATCAGCCATGATTATGACTCATCATAGAATGAAGAACCAACATTGTCGGGATCTCCTAAAGGTGATACTTCGGCAGGACCTGTGATGGGAGCATCAAGGACACCGCTCTTCTGTAGATCTCTAACGTCCCCAGTCGTTCCCAACTTGTTCTCAGCAAAACCTCGCTGTTGAACAAATGTTGTCTGCACGGCGTCGGGATCTGAGTAGTTCTCTGCTGTGGGACCAAATACTTTTGTGATGAACTGTCCCTTACGCGCCTGCTTACCTGTGATCGTTGTATAGCTTTTATGCTCAATCTGCCCAAAGATAACGTCAGACTTTGGTGACTTGATGACTTCAAAGAAAGAGTCACCATATGAAAAGAAATCACCTTCTCGGATTCTAATTTGCTTTTCAATAAGGTCACGTTCTTGGATGTAGCATTCAATGTTGTAGACTTGTTCTGATCCGAATCGATTCGTCTTGACTTCTTGTCCTGAGTATTTGACGAGAGCGTCTACTTCGACAGGATTCTCAAAGATCTTGTTGGCTGCTTCTTCATAGACGTCGTGAACACGTGATTTTATCTCTGATATTGAGTAGTAGTAGATCTTCTGGCCAATAATGTCCTTAACGACTTCTTTCATGATGTCGTTAACAAAATTTAGTTCACGCTCTGTTACGAAAAGTCGAGCCATACATCACCCCATAAAGATCGCGCCACCGTTCGGAGGTGGAATAAACTTCAACTGTTTACTCAAATTCTCTGATCTAGTAGCTTGCTGTTCAATAAGCTTGTCATATGTGAGTGTGTCAAGCATCTCTTTGAGTTTAGTGATGAATTCTTTACGATCTTCTCTACCCTTTGAGACGAGATCCGCACCGTTTAGTGTAACATTGCCGCCAGGAACAGGAAGAGTTCCCATCTTGCTTCTGATGTAGCCTAGCGTCTCCATACTCAATGCCAGTGTGTACTGGCGTATCCACTGGCGACCGATGCTATTAATCCTGTTAAATTGCAAATTTCCAAAAGGAATATTCGAAAGATTTGAGACGCCATAGAGAGATCTGTCAGTGTATGCAGGATTCAGTGGATCCTGCATGAACTTTACACGAATGAAAAGTCTAGGCATTGGATTAGTAATCTTCGTAGGCATTGGGTAAATGCGTATCTTTGTGCCAATGACCTTGTAGGAGTAGTTTGATCTTCTTACCCTATTCGACAAGTCAAGCTGACCTGCGCGGAGGACGTCCTCAAAGACGGGCAAGACATAGAAGATTGTTTCAGGTGTGAAGGATTCAAATGAGAATGCATTATTGAGGTAATTGACTGCCGACGTCGTGTCGAAGAATCGATAAGCAGCCTGAGGTGAAAAGTGAAATACTTCACTGATCCTCATCTTACCACCCATCGTATTTAATGAAGAACTGACGATTGGTGTATTGTTGGAGTCAACAAGCTCTTGATAGATGTCGTAGTCTTGCCTTCCTGCTTCAAGAAGAATTGATCCTGAGATCTGATTGTAAGAGCCACCGATGTTGGCCTCAGATGCGTAAGGTTCGGCAAAACGAGTTAGAAACTCTAAGCTTTCACGTGGATAAAGCTGCTCAGAACCAGACAACGTCCCTGTAGCATAACCCAGCCAGTTGACAAGCTGACTTTTAGCTTGATACTGATTTAGGATGGAACCGTATTCAAAGCATGCCTCTTCGAAGTTAGCCCAGATCTGCTTTTTTGTCAACTCAACAGACAGGATGTCGTCTCCCAATCTACGTTTGACAAAGACGATCATCTTATCAGCTTCAGTGATAAAGTCTGATTCGAGGTCAAAGACACCGAAAGGTGTAGGATTCGCAGTTGTAGCAAATGATGACATTGAACGCGCCCTTACTCTATACTAAGTATCGAGCAGGTACGCGTCATTTTGACATTGTAAAAATGCCAATGTTACTTATTGCCGTGTCGCCCCTTTGATATTTCAATAGCAGCGAGCTGTTTTAGAGCACCTGCTTTTGTATCGTGTGTACCCAAGCGTTTTCCACCTTTCTTTGGGTAAACAGCCCACTTTCCATCGGGAAGTTTGACAAT